GTGCGTCTTGCTTTTTCTTCTGGAGTCGTTTAGATTTTTTTAGATGAAACTCCTTTTTCTTTAAATCTTCCATCAATTCTGCTTTCTTAACTTGTTTAACAAATTGTTGGAGTGCGCGGTCTAAATCTATTTGCTTATCACCTTTTACCTCAACGTACATACAACCTCCTTAGTGAGTAACTATTTTATATGCAACTGCGACCATCTTATCGATGGATTCATTGACAAACTTTTGTTTGTTTTCTGGAGATAACTTATGCATTACCGTGACCAATAATCTTGCAGTATATTGGTCTACATAATGTTCATCAATTTTTTCTGGTTGTCCTGTCTTCGCGACAGATAGAATTTTTTCTACTTTATTATTTTCCATATTTGTATGAAATCCCCATGGACCAACATTGAATACTTCATTAAACATTTCTGGACGTATTTCTCTAAACTTTCTCATTAAGATTCCAGCGGTAGCATTTGCTTCATTTTCTAAATCTGAACCTGTACTTCCGTCTAATGTTTTTCCTTCTTCTCGTTGTTTGTGATGAACTAGTTCATGTGCTAATGTTCTCATTACATCAACCAAATGCCGACCTTCGGATACTACAGTGATTGTATCTTCCGAAGGTAAATATGTTCCAAAGGATAAATGATTTTTTGCGTACCCAGTCGATGCAAACTTAATACCGTTCGGTAAAGATTGCAACTGAAGTTCTTTTGAAACAAACTTAATAAATTCTTTTACAAGTTCCTTATGCACGTTAGTTTTCCACTATCCAGAATCTTCTTGTATAATCCGCATACTGACGGGTATTACTATCTGGCCAATCATACCTATGTATTTCACCATTTAAACTACTATCACTATATTTTGTATATTTTACATTTTTTTCTTTAAAAATGTTTTCCACATACGAAGTACTTGGTGTACCTGCACGGTCGGTTAATGATTGGTCGTCGCCTTGTTCTTTTCTAAAGTATAATGAGGGTTCATCACTATCAAATATTACCGATTCAAAAAACATTAAATTACAATTATCAATACAGTTCTTTAAATGTTGTTTGTGATTGTGTTCTAAGTGGTAAAATAAACCGAAATTAATAATGATGTCCCACTGTCCCCATTGCCAGTCAGGTGTATCTAATGTTGCGTGAGTTGAACGTAAACGTGGATATTTCAATTTTAGATATTCTACATGAGATTCTCTTCCTTCTATAAATTCAACTTCTGCACCTAAGGAGCTGAAATGTCCGCCAATACGTCCATTAAATGGTGCTAATTCTAAAATACGTTTTCCACTAAAAAATGATTCATCATACTTTGAAAGTATAAATTCTATTCTAGCTTCTTGCCATCTATTATTATAACCTTGATAGTATCCATCCAATTGTTCCAACATTACCATAATTTACTTAACCTCACTCAAGAAATCGTATATAAGGGAATCAATACGTGAATATGGAGTAATAATTTGTGATTCCTTATTTTCGTTGATGAATGCACCATGAGTACTTGGATTACTAACAATATCAAAGCAGATGAGACTGAAATCATCACCAACCTCTACAGTGTTTTCTCCAATTGGTTTAACCGACCCCATACCACGTGAGGAGACACCTAATCGAATGTTGTTTTTAATAAGCTCACGGACAATATTACCAGACGGTGTTGATAAGACTTCAATATTACCACGAACATCTTGACCTTCAAACCAAAGTTCAGTCACATTGCAACATACATTCTTTAAATTAACAACTGGACTTTCTGGATGGTCGAGTTCACCAAGTGCACGGCGTTGTGCAACAAAGTTTTCTTTGTACAAACCAGCTTCACGTTGAAGAATTTCGCGGGGATAGATACGTCCATTTTGATTTTTTGCTTCTGCACGTTGGAGAAGAACATTCCGTAACACTAACGGTTTGGTAATATCTGCCGCTTCTGCTAAAAGTTCTTTCCCGTATTGGATGACATTATATTCGACTAATAAGTTTTTCATATTACTTTCCTCTGATTTCCCGTACTTTTCCGGCGAGGTGAAGTAACCGTGCTTCAAGCTTTAAAAGTCCTTGTCGGGTTCTGTTGTAAAGTGCTTCACTTGCAATTCCAGATTCCTTTTGTAAACGAGTGTTCATACGAATGACTCGTTCCATTTCTTGAAGATTACGATTGACTTCAGAAATTGCTTTAGCAATCTTTTGAGTTGGAGTACCACTCTCATCTTTCTTATATTCGTGATATCTCATTTTACCTTCTGTTAATTTGTCTGCTGGACGATTCATATCTTGTTGACCGCGAGGTGTGAGTTGCATTCCAAGTTGGGTTGCAATTCCTTTCTTACGTGCTTTATTTTTTGGATTGTTTCCTTGAAACGCCATAGGGATGTTATATCCAGCGACATCTCCCGTAGTAGTGATTTCATTTAATTCTTCTTGAATTATTTTACGAACTAATTCTCTAAGTTTTTCTTCGTTAGTCATATAGATTTAAGCTCCTTCAGGATTTCATACCCAATTAACATCGCGGTCATATGATTCTCTTTAATGACAGTTGCGTGTTCTACTTTTTGTAGTTGTGATACTACTTCAGTTAATTTGATACGAACTACTTTGTCAGATACTTTCTTTGAAAGTTTTGTAATTTCTTCTGCTAATCTACGACTTTCAGTTTTAGTATATGTCTTTAATTTCGAGGTATTGGAAATATTATAAATATATTCTTGTAATAACTTCTTTTGTGCATCATCCAATCCTTTATACTTGTCGTTAAAACGTTCTATTAAAATCTTATAAGCTAGGAAACGAATATCATCCTCTTGACTACGGATGATGTTCGCTAATTCAGTATTCTCTTTAATTTGTTTATTTACTGTTTTCCCAGATAAATGTTCAACAATCGTAAATTGACTCCCTGCCAATTCTTCTATTGTTGTAGAGTCATTTATACCATTTACAGCGGCATCGAAGTTCTTATAGATAGATGCGTAAATCTTATATGAAGGAATACGAGCTGAAAAGAATTCTTTGAGGTCAAAATTCTTCTTAATTTCTTTAATTAAATGGTATTTTTGGGTATTCAATGCATTTTGGTCGAGATTCTTACGTTGTTCGGTGACCAACTTCAACAGTTGGAACGCCTTTTGTTCAGACAAATTTTGAACATTGAAGAACGCACGATATAACATCAATTCTTTTCCAAGTTCTTTTTTGGAATTAAAAAATTCACGCATGAGTTTAACAGCGACACCATCTTTTTTATTTTCCATTACATCAGCAGTGATTTGTCTGGCTAACAATTCGAATAGTATTCCTGTGTTTCTTAATTTGTTATGCTTAATACTTGGTTTCATAAAAAATATCCGCCAAAGTGAATAAAATACCCCACATATATTAAATAGTATGTAATTTGTTAGTCAATTAGTTTTGAGTCATCTAAAATGTTTTCTTCACTTAAGATGCTTGGTTGTTCTTTATGAGATTTTAGTTGTTTAATAAGGTTAGATATTTCGTGATTTTCTAGAGAAAGAGGTGACTTTCTAGATGGTGTTCTACGTTGAATACGTCCTTTAAGTGCGTCCATGTTTTCTTTATGTCCTAACGGGTCACGACCTCTTGGATGACTGTCTTGACCAAATGACATACCAGTACGTGGACGACCCATCTTTGCTTCTTCTAGTTCTTCGTCACTCATTTCAGATTCTTCATCGGCGTCACCAGCCTCTAATGAAGCCAATACATCATCTACAGAAGTCAACTGTTCTGGTTCTGCCTCTGGGGTTGGTTGTTCGCCGTCCGTAGGTTGTTCACCACCCGCGGGTTGTTCTTGTTGTGGTTGTGCTGCTTGTTGTGCGGAGGCGTCAACTTTTCCTGCCCACTCTACGTCTTTTGCAACTTTTTCTTGTTCCTTAGCTGCATCTTCCAATGATACATTAAGAACATTATGATACACCCATTCACGTGAAAGATATTTACTATCCGTGATATCCTTTGCAAGTTGAATCTTTTCCTTCCACAAATTGATTTTTTCTTGTTCAAAGATGACGGAAGGACTCGACATTTCTAATTCAAAATCAATTAAATCTTCATCGGTAAATCCTTGAACATATAAATGGATGATTGCAATCTTGGTGAGTTCCGACACCATAATACGTTGAATACGTTCAATAGTACGTGCAAACCGAACGTCTTGTGCGGCTAATGTTGCTTTACCCGTTGCATCTTCTTCGTACCCAAGGAAGGACTTCGGTACCTTAAATGCCGCCATCAACTTGTTACGGAGATATTCAATATCTTCAATCGCATTGAATTGGAGACCTGGAAGATTTTGTATATCCGTTCCAGAATCTTTTCCACGAACTGGGAGATAGAAATCTTCTGTGATGTTCATCATGTTATAACGAAGATTGTAATCACCTGTCTTGGGGTCTACCAGCGGTGTCTTCTTCATACGGTCGATGATACGTTGCATATGCGTATCAATTTCTGCGGGTGGGATATTTCCAATATCGACCAACACCTTACGTTTATCCGGTGCTCTCATAATACGATGAATTAACATCGCATCTTCCATCAACTGAAGTTGTTTCCAAATACGACGACCACCTTCAATCATTGCCTTACCATATGGAAGGAAGTTGGTGTCGGAGAGTAAACGGAAGTGAGCAACTTCGTAATTGTCGAATTCTTTCTTACCTAATGCTAAGAAATCATTTTCGACCTTGAACTTAACCGAGAATGGGTTTGCCGGGTCAGTACCTTCTATACGAATTGTTTCGTATACAGAAAGTGGAATGACATTTACAACGCCATACTTTTCATCAATGTCAAGGAATAAAAATAAATCCCCATACTTGACCATATTTCTGACCCATGGCCAGAGATTGAATTCTACATTGAGAATATCATAGAACAAGTTATGGAGAATGTCTTGAATTTGTTCGTTTTTTGAGCGGATACTAAGTACCTGACCGAATTCGTCTTTGACGGTTGATTCGTCGGCGTAAATGTCCATTACTGATGAAATGATGGGGTCGTTATCCATCATATCATAATCACGAAATAGTTGGAGTCGTGACCCTTGAAACGCGGCCGCGGATTCGTAACGACCTTGGTGAGAACCATACCCACCCGTCATAGACGAATAGACACGATGATAACGGTCAATACCTCTACGATTGATAAAGGATTGTACGTTATCCGTGTCCGTGACTCTTAACTTCTTTCCACCTACATTTCGGACAACTGTGTTTGTAGAGAACAGTTTCCGTAGGCGACCAAATATACTAGTATCTGCCATAACCCCTCACTTAAATGAGAACTGTGTCAAGTGCTGTTGCTAATGGCCAACAATCGACATCTTTATTATCTTCTGCGATATCTTCCGCAATGAGTTTAAATTCTGCAACTTTACCACGTAATACCATTTCTAATAACTCCCATTGAGTAGCATTAAAGATGGTATATCGAGTTTCATTAAGACTTTCTGCTAACGTCTTTAATTCAACGTAAATTTCTGCGAGTTTCTTTTGGTCAGCTTCTTTGAGCTTTGGTGCGAGATTTTGCAATACTGCTTCTACTCGCATTAATTCAACTCGTCGTGGAACTTGACTGGTAACTTCGTTGAGTAAATCTTTTAATTGTGCCATCTTATTTCTCCGAGTCTAATGCTTTACGCATTTTCTTAACATCTTGTGGTTTAGGTGCTGCGTTTATTGCTCCACCTGGTCCTACGAGTTGTTCATGTTTTTTCTTTTCAACATACTTCTTTAATAATGTATAGTAATTTGGTTTCTCTGTCAAGTGTGCGGCCGCTATTTTTGCTGTTTTGGCCACATTTCCATTAGTGACATCTTGGTGTTCCATTTCTACATTCATTCCCATATGGAATTCGTCGGGATTGAACTTGTATCCCATTTTTTTCATAATAGCGTCTGATATCTTTCTGGAGACTACCATTTACGACAACTCCAGTATCTTGCCTTTGTACGTGGTCCAGGATTATCACAATTATGACGAGCTCTAAATGACTTACGGCGTTTTGGATTAGACTTCTTGATTCTCATATTGGGGTCACCAAAGTTGACCTTTTTGATGTTACCAGACGATGGGTCTTTGACGAATACCTTGAATTTCTTTACGTCTCCACGCATGGGTTTTCCAAGTGGAACCTTACGACCGTGATATTCTGCTTCTTGGAGAGGTTGACGATGTGCTCGTACAATTTCTGTAGCGAGGCAACGTGGACAATATTCTTCAATAATATCATCTTCGTTGATGGGTACGCAATTGGGAACCATCTTACCACTCTTGTCCTTCATCCCAACTTGCTTATAGCCTTCCCAACATGCTTCAGTTATTTGTTCCATATTATTCTTCCTTTTTCTTAAAGGTCGATACCATTTTCGGTTTTCCGCCTGGATTCCCTGCCTTCCGTTTTCTGACTACCGCTGACCGTTTTTCACCTTTACTCATTGCTGCTGCCGAACGAGCGGGTCTACACTTTGGATACTTTGATGACCCACCCTTTCGTTCTTTCTTACCAGCAGAAGCTCCACACGGTGGATGCTTGCCGGTTTTGGGGTCTTTTCTGGAAATATCTACCCACTTTTGA